TTTTCCGCTGTTTTTGAACACCTCAAACAGCCTTTCAAACTGTTCTGCACAATCCTCGCCGTACAGCTGTCCCGAACCGCTGATTTTCATATTCTTCCGCCCCATATCCTGAACGGAAGATTCGCCGAACGGACTTTTCATTTCTGCAACGCTCCTGTCACATTCAAAGCTGATATTCTGCGGATTGTGATGCCACACATATTCACCGAATTTCATCGGCACCGGTTTCATCGGCTTTTCGCCTCCTCTTCTTCGTCAAGTCTGCGACTGTAACGACGGCTTTCCCTTTCAAGGAATTCACCGAACATTTCGGTATCTTTACCGCCGTTCTCAGACTCCGCAAGCCTGTAAAGTTCGTCTGAATTTTTATCATTCATATAATTTTCCTCTCGTCGGCACTGATTTTCACGGTTGCAAGAATACTTCCGCTGCCCTGAGTAACGCTTGAAAATTCAAGCACTTTGCAATCCGTGTAAATGATTTTCTTCTTTGCAAGGTCAAGTTCAAGACTCTTAAAGCTGTCACGCTCCAAAAACGGAGTTTCATCCGTAATCTTCATCACAAAGGTAAGTTCCCATTCATTTGAAACAATCCTTTCAACGGGCTTGTCATTGAAAAATTCCTTGATTTCCGTGAAGGAGTTCTTTCTTGTACAGGTTGCCTTTTCAACACCGCCGAGAATTTTCCCCTCACATTTCAACATGGCATTTCCGCAATTTTCAAATTCAAAGCCGTCCATTTAAACCTCCTCGCAAAGACAGAATTCCATATTAAAACTCACCGTTCTGTAAATTGCGTTCATATCGGGATCAAATTCAATTGACGCCGCCTCGCTGTGGGTAATCGTCTTTTCCGCATCGGCAGTTTTAAGTCCGAGAAGAATTTCACTTACCACTTCCGAAAGACCGCTTCCGTTCTCGGTTGCAGGAGCATACACCCTGATTTCAATTCCTGCATTGTAGCTTTCACCCTTGATAGACGGCGAAAGGTATCCGCCGATATAACTTTTCTCCGTTGACATATCTCTCACCGACACAACGGCAATCATTCCGTTCACGGGTGACGGTGCTTCATCAGAGCCGTATTCTCTTATAAATCTGACATTTTTCAAAGCCTCGTTTACCTTTAATCCTGCAATAATACGGTCAACCTGTTTCTCAATTCGATTCAAAATCATCCCTCGTTTCTTCTCTGTATGCACACAGAACAGCCCTTACATAAATCGGATTGTCCTTCACATAATATTTTTCGCACCTTTTAACAGTATATTTACCGTTTTCACTTTCTATTACGCTTTTTTCCGAATCAAGCAGAACATCGGGCGGTGCAATAAATAAAAACAGCTTTGTTTTTCTCATACCCAGTTTATGCCGTACACTGTCATAATTCTGATTGCTGTTGTATCTCAAAGGTGAAATAAAGGCCTTTGTTCTAACCGATTTACCGCCGTTTTTAACGGTAACATCACAGCCGTATCTGTTTAATATTTTCCCGATAGACGGTGAAATATTCATCATATCACCCCAAGCAAAAATTTTTCTCTGCCGATAAGGTCCTGCGACTTGTCGGCATATTCCCTCCACAGCTTTTCGGCACGGCTTTCGCCGTCCGCAGATGATGAAATTTTCAAATCACCTGCGGAAAAAGAAGAAATGCTGTCATCATTGCAAAGGGAATACAACTTAAAAGCGTAAACGGCACACAGGTTTTCAAGTCTTAATTCGTCATCTTCCGAAAGATTACCCTTTGTCACAATCGAATTAACATACACCACGGCATCGTCAATAATGCTCTTCCACTTGTATGCTTCAGCACCGTCAATACCGCTGTATAAGGCAAAACGCTTTGTAATGTTTGCAATGTTCAAGGCAATCCCTCCTTAACAGCTCATCACCTTTGACGCCTCTGTAAAGATTTTTGAAAAACCTGCGGTACAGGTAACTGCGGCTCTTTCAAGCTGACGGTCAATAAGCTTGTCGTAATCTGTAACAACGCCGCCTGCCTGAACCATTTCAAGCGCACAGTTTTTGTCAAGACCGATAATCTTACCGCCCACAAGCTCGGGAGTGTGAAGAAGGCTTGCACCGAGAGGTGTAATCATTCTGCCCGTAGCCTGAAAATCAAGACCTGCGTTTGAATCCTGAAGCTGAGAGAGCGAAAGAATCTTCTGCATTTCGGGAGTTGACGCAAGAATTGTGTTGAGCTCATACGGAGCAAGCTCTGTCCAAAGCTTTAAAAGGTCCTCATATGTAACCTTGCCGCCTGTTGCAACATTAAGTGTGCCAGCGGGATTTTCATTGCCGTCACCGTTCACAAGCACATCAATCGCATCTTTAAGCTGTGCTCTTGCAATATATGCGCCAATCTGATTGAGTGTTACGGTAAAGAGGTCAAGACGCTGAAAGCGAAGTGCCTCATATGATGCAACAAGCATTCTGCCACGCTTGTGAAGCTTAACAAGGTTTTCTCTTGTCTTAACCTCAGTCTGCGGAATCTTTGCACCCTCGCCGACGAGTTTAAGGCTCTTGTCATCCTCACTCGGAACAGATGCAATACTGCGGTAATCCATGCCCTCAATGTCTGTCACGGTTGCCACAAGATTTGGGAGAATATCCGCTCTCTCCATGCCCTGCATAACGGCTCTGCTCACATATTCGGGGAAAAGTGCCGCAGAGTTTGAACTCTGAAAAAACTTTTCAACGCAGTCGCTGTTTCTGCCCTTAACCTTAATGTCAAAGCGTTTGAGCTGACGGGAAAATGCGTCAAGTCCCTCAAGTGCAGTACCTCTGTAATTTTCTGACGGATCAAGCTTTTCAAGTGCACCCGAAATTCCGCCCTTTGTCTGATACATACCCTTTTCAATTGTAATATTTTCAAAATTTGCCATAATATCTTCCTCCTGTTATCAAAGAATAAATCCGACTGATGTGTCTGTTGAGTCAAGCACAAGGTACTCTCTGCCGGTTGTTGTAACCGACACGCCGCCGTCTGCCGTTGCAGAAAGCTTTTTGTAGCCTACGGCGATTTTCTTGTCGCTCTTTACGGTCACATAGCCCGAAAGCTGAACAACCGCATAACCGCCTCTCACGCTTACGCACACACCGCAAAAATTCTCACTTGCGTCACATTTTGCAACAGTGCCGTTGTCCTTCATCTTAACAGGCATGCCTGCCTCTGTAAGTGTTTTGTCTGCAATAAATGTTGCGGCATTTTCGCCGAATCCGTTAAAATTTACATTCATAATCATACCTCCGTTAAATACTGAACTGACCGTTTTCCACGGTGTTATTTCTCTTGTCCTGCTTGCAGTAAAGCTGCGGAACAGGCTCAAAAGCTGCTTTCTTTTTCTTTTCAAATGCTGACTTAAATTCTCTGAGCTGTTCAATTGTCATACTCTTTGCAACGCTCTCCATTGTTTCGCCCGAAATGTCAGGCTGAACAAAAGCGGCAAGTCCCACAACATCACGGGTAAGGCTTTCACGGTACAGCACACCGTCCTTAGCCGACTTTTTAAGCCCGTCAATATATTCACACAGCTTTCTGCTGTCGCTCTCATCAAGTGCAAAAGCCTTTTTGTTTTCAATGGCTTTAAGAATTTTCTCCATATCATTTTCCTTTCCAAAAAATTTGTGACCTTTCGTAATGCCTGCCCTCTTTTGTGACGGCACGGCAACAAAGCTCCATTCGTATGCGTCATACGGGTTCACAAGTTCACCGCAACAAAGCTTTGAACCGTAAACCTCGCCCTTTTTGTGAGTACACATCGAGATGTCCTCACCGCACACATTGCACACAACCCTGTCAACGGCACAGCCAACGCTTACTTCCTTGATAATTCCGCTGTCAATCGCAAGAATAATATCCCTGTTGCTCTCACAAACGGGAAGATATGCCCTTGCCTTGAGCCTGTAGTAATCGTCACCCAAAGCCGTTTTCTGACCGTCAATTTTCTCAACCTTACAGCTGAAAATTCTTGCCGTCTGATTTTTGGCACTCGGATTGTGGTCAATAATTCCCGTCTTGCCGACAAAAAGCTTTTCAAGCTCATAAAGCGAATCCGTTGTAAAGCGTTCGCCGTCACGGTCAACATCGTTGTCACACAGCACAACCGAAAACGCATACACCTCATTTTTTGCAAGATTTCGCCTTGTAAAGCGGTTAATCAGTTCGAGCTCATCATCACCGACAGTCTGATTTTCACCGTCAACAACGCCCGAAACACCGCTTTTAATAAGTTTGTTATCCTTCATTCTGCACCTCCGCTCCAATCTGTCTTTCAATGTTCATCGCATTTGCATTGTTAAGTCTTGCCTGAGAAAGCTCAACCGCATCCTGAAGATTAATCTTGTCCCACTCAATCTTAAAGCTGTCGTTATAACCGCACATTTTGAGATGAGCCGACACAATTTTTGTAATCACGGGTTCAAGCACGGTGCGGTAGTAGGCAAGCTCGCTTGTGAGGATGTCCGCCTGCTGTTCGCTCATTCTCTCTGTACTCGACCACGAAATGCCGAGCAAAAACGGCGGAATACCAAGCTTTGCAATAATCTGCTCAAGAATATGCCTTACGGGAATGTCACAGTCGGGCATATCACTTTCAGCGCCGATAACCTTAACGCTGACATCGCCGACCGACACAAAATCACACACGCTGTCGCTTCTCATCGCCTTTTTCCACTCATCGGCAACCGCCTGTGCATTTTCTCTGCTCACAGCCGAACCGTTTGAATCGGGATTGAGAGTAACCGCAAAACGGATATCGCCAACCCTCTCCCAGTTTGTTTTTACCGACTCAAAAATCCTCAAAAGTATTGAGCTGACAAACGGCAGACCGCTGAGTATGGAAGTACCGCACACAGTACCCGGCTTGGGATTAAGCAGTGTTGCAAAAATCCTTTCCGGATGCTTAGGTTCTTCGGCTGTACCGTTGCCGAGTGTGTAAACCGCAAGCTTCAGCGGAGAAGAATCCGCTCTGATTTCAACATCGTCAAGGCTTGCATTGTACAATGCGCAAATTCCTTCACCGCCACTATCGGGAACAATCTCACCGACCGCCTGTCCGTAGGTGAGAAGCGAATCAAGATAGCAAAGTACAAAGCTTTCAAGTCCCATCATTTCACCGTTTGTGCGGACATTTTTAACAAAGCTGTCGGCAATCTTCTGGCTTTCAGCCGATGAAGTCACAATTTTGAATCCGCCGATAAGTCTGATAATTTTACAGAGTGCCGCATCAATAATCGGCACAGACTCACGCAAAGTTGTGTACAACTGCCTTTCCGTTCTCGTCTGAACGGCAAATCGTGAGAAAATCGGCGAATTATTTCTCGTTTCTCTCAAAACGGTCTGCACCGTCTTTATGCTCTCGGTCTTTTTATTTTTTCTGCCAAGCCTCAAGCTGTTTCCTCCTGTCTTTTGGTTGCAACGGCAAAGAATCCGTCACAACCGTAAATTTTCGTAGCGACAAAATATCTTATGTCGTCCATTGCATGATCGTTTTCCTTAACAGGTGCGTCACTGCGCCCCGAGCCGTCCCAACGGTAAAGCGAAAATTCTCTTCTTGCGGCTCTGCAATTTTTGCAGATTCTTATTTTTCTGTCCTTCAAAGCCTGCGAAGTCTGTCTTATGCCGTTGATAACATTGTTTTCAGCCGACACAACCGTGTATTTTCCGTGTCTCCTTATAACCTCAATAAAGCTTGCGGCAGACGGATCGACAATCACACATTCGATTTTTCGCCCGTCAATCAGCTTTTCAAGTCCGTCATAATGCTCCTCGTCGGTCTTTTGAAAGCCCTGCGTGCGAGAATTGAAGTAGTATTCGTCAACCCTGTACCACACACCGTTTTTCCTGCCCCACAAACCGAATGATGCGGGATTTACAGTACCGTAATCGCACGATACCGCCCAGCTTTCAATATCTGACGGAATATCGCAGTACATCCTTTCATTGTCCATAAACGGATAAACCGCACCGAAAACGGCTACCCATCTGCCCTTTACGAACCTCTCGTAAAACACACCCGAATACAGACTTTCATACCGCTTGATAACCTCGGGCTTCAAAGACGGATTGTCCTGCATTGTAAAGTGCAGATATAACGCATTTTTGTCACCGCACTTTTTAATCCACTCACGGTAGAACCAATGCTCAGGAAATTCGGGATTGCAGTTAAACCAAAATCTTGAACCCGACACGGAACATCTCGCCAATGCCTGTTCAACGAACGACCTCGGCATCAACGCAACCTCGTCAAAAAGCACACCCGAAAGCGTCATGCCCTGAATGAGCGATGCGGATGACTCGTCCTTGCCTCCGAAAAGATAAAACCTGTTCATCACTCCGTTAACGCTCACGGTCAAAATATTCTGCGACAACTTTTCTTCACACTTAAAACCGAGTGATTTCAAAATCGGAATCACGGGCGTAATCATATTTCGCCTTAAAGAACGGATTGTCTTTCCGCAAAGTGCAAAGTCCGAATTTGCAAAATCGTAAAAGCTCCACAAAATGAACGACAGCGACATACAAAAAGTCTTTCCGCTGCGCACAGCACCGTCACAGATGATTGCGTCCCTGTCACGAAAAACCGACTCCCTGTTCCACCACGAAAGCACGGTAAGCTGTTTTTTAGAAAAAGTTTTAATTTCCATTTTCCTTGTCATTCACCGCCCTTGCGCTGTTTGAAATGGCGTCAAAAAGCTGTTTTGCGCCTGTTTCATGCTCACCGCCTGCACCGAGTTTTTCAAGTGCCTTTAGCCTGTCAAAAAACTTGATTTCCATTGAACCGTCCTTTGGTCTTTTAATCTCCGACACAAGGAACAAATCCATTCCCTCAAGATCCTCCTTGCTCGGATCACTTTTGTAAAGCAAAGAAATTGCATCGCAAATGCTCCCGAAAGCCAACCGCTGATACCCTGCCGCCGCCATGTTGGCAAGGGATTTTTCTCTTAGCCGTGACAGCCGTTCAAGCTCGGCTGAAATTTCGGGACGGCAGATAAGCTCTTCCCCCTTCTGCTCACAATCCCCCGTGTAGCCTGCCTTTTCTGCGGCAAGCTCGGAATTTCCCGAACCGAGAAATAAACTGCAAAACTTCTTTTCCCTACCTGTCAATTTTCTGATATCTCGTCACCTCCGTTTTCCGAGAGGCTTTATCAACGCCCCTCACTTATACCTGCAAAATTCAAAAAAATTGCATACTTTAATGCAATTTTCAAAAATATTTTTAAAAATAATTATTCACAACCAAAAATCAATCGCAAAGATATCCGCCTGATTCCCCCTCAAAAAAACCGTCTTTTCCAAATCAGATAATAAAAAAACCGTGTGTACTTTTTCTGTACACACGGTTTTGTGTTATAGTCGGTATATTTACTTGAGCATTTTAAGAATTTCGTCCTTTTCACGATAGCCTACTGCCTTGTTGACAAGCTGACCGTTTTTGAACACCATAAGAGTCGGGATACTCGACACATTATACTGCATTGTAAGGTCGGGTTCTTCGTCAACATTAACCTTGCCGACAAGAATTTTGCCGTCATATTCGTCAGCGATTTCTTTCACAATCGGGGCAATCATCTTGCACGGACCGCACCATGTTGCCCAAAAGTCTACAAGCACGGGGATATCCGACTGCAAAACCTCCTGCTCAAAAGTTTCTTTGTAAAGCTCTATTTCCATAACAATCCTCCTGTTCGGTTATTTTAATCTTTTGATTTGTAGTAAAGCATACAATGACAAAAGCCCTCAAAATCAGGATCGGCAATCTGCTCCTTGAATTCCTTGCACATACACTTGTATTCCTCTGTACGCTGAATTCTGCACGGGCAGTAACCGCCTGTCCTCTTCAAGCCCTCTTTAACTGTTTTTACTACTTCTTTGTCGGGATTAAGTGTTATTTTCAT